GACCAGATGTGTGAATACACGCCCGATGGCAATATGGGGTATTCGCCTGATCGCATGGACGCACTCGTCTGGGCCATGACAGAACTGATGGTAGGAGTCATCTCCAATCAAGGCCTGATGGATTACTATCGTCAGGAAGCCGAGGCTGTGAAGAACCGGCTGAAAGGGAGCGTTGCACCCACTGCGATTGGCACTATTGTTTCTCTTCAAGGCCCAAAAGGTATAAATACTGCATTCGGTGGCGGTGGTCGCAAGTACATGCTGGAGGATGACGGGTTGTTCCACGTTCTTGAAGAAGACGTTGTGCCCCTCGCAAACGCCGGTTTTCTGCGCTATTTCGGACCATCGCCTGATGGCAACCAAGGGGTATCGAACTGATGGTAAGTGAACGTGCCCGGAAAGGCGGTGGTCGTGAAGTCGCCATCCCCGCGCCGACAGTGAAGTTCAGTTACGGCATCGGTTCGACCTATGGCGCAACCGGCGACGGCGCAGCATGGTTCGGCCCGGGTCAACCGATGACCCCACAGGCGCCGCCGGAAGTGGCAGGCCGCCGTTTCGATTTCCCGCAGGGCTACAACATCAATACGCAGCCCCGCGCCTACGAGCCTATTACGTTTGGGCATCTGCGCGCGTTCGGCGACGCCTATGATCTCTTGCGCCTGGTGATCGAAACCCGCAAGGATCAGATGGAGCGGCTTCGCTGGGTGATCCAGCTGAAGGACTCGAAGGAGAAGCTGACGCCTCAGAAGAAGAACAAGATCAAGGAATTGACCAAGTTCTTCAAGAAGCCAGACGGTGAGAACCGCTGGAACGCATGGCTGCGCATCGTCCTCGAGGACCTGTTCGTGATCGACGCGGTCTCGCTGCACCGCCGTCGTACCCGTGGTGGTAAGCTGATCGCCCTCGATCCCATCGATGGTGCAACGGTCAAGCGCATCCTCGACGACTGGGGCCGTACGCCCGAAGACCCGTTCGACACTGCCTATCAGCAGGTGCTCAAGGGAATGCCCGCTGTGAACTACGGCACGCGGGACCTGATGTACCGTCCGCGGAATGTCCGCGTCCATAAGGTCTACGGGTTCTCGCCCGTGGAGCAGATCTTGATGACCATCAACATTGCGTTGCGTCGTCAGGTGTTCCAGCTCAACTTCTTCACGGAAGGCAACATGCCTCCCGCGTTGATCGGTGTGCCGGAGACGTGGACCCCCGATCAGATCAGGACATTCCAGGAATGGTTCGACAACATTCTCGCCGGCAACCTCGCAGAACGGTCAAAGGCGCGGTTCGTGCCAAACGCAGTCGGGAAGACGTATATCCCGACGCAGGAGACCGAACTGTTTGGGGCAGCCGAAGAATGGCTTGCACGCGTAACCTGTTTCGCTTTCTCTGTAAATCCGCAGCCGTTCATCAAGATGATGAACCGAGCCACGTCGGAGAACGCATCGCAGAACGCAGCGGCCGAGGGGCTGACGCCGATCCAGAACTACATCAAGGACCTGGTCGATACGACCCTTGAAGAAGACCTGGATGCCGACGATTATGAGTTCATCTGGAAGGGTGATGATGAGCTCGATCCAACCAAGCGGCAGGCGATCACCGAAGCGGACGTCAAGGTCGGTCTTCTGACGGTCAATGAAGGTCGAGTCGCCAATGGCCGCGATCCCTATGAAGACCCGCAGTTCGATGAGCCGATGTTCATGACTTCCAACGGGCTCGCCCCGCTTGTCCTGACTGTGGACGCCCAGGGTGGCGCCAAGGTCGATGAGAACGGGAACCCGATCAATCCCGATCCGAATGCGCCGCAGGGCAAAGACGGAAAGGGTATCAACGTCCAGCCTGGAGGCGCAGGGGGTTCGCCCTTGCCGACACCGAAGGCGGACAAAACAGATGAGGGCGCAGCAGCGAAGGTTGCCGCTGCAAACTTGATGAAGCTCGTCGAGCAGGGCGACGTTGCTGCGCTGTCTAGGTTCCTGCAGTCCATGGGTCCCGCGCCCACAGAGGAGAATGACCATGAGTAAGAAGACGACGAAGGCGCGGGTATTCGTCCCGCTTGTCAAGGTGGATGAGGAGAACCGTCTTGTCCACGGCCGGATCACCCAGGAAATCCTGGACAAGTCGGGCGAGGTGATGGACTATACGACGTCCAAGCCGCTGTTCGAGAAGTGGTCGCAGGGTATCAGCGACGCATCGGGCGGCCTGTCGAAGGGCAACGTCCGCGTCATGCACGGCCTCACCGCCGCCGGCAAGCTGACCGAGCTCGAGTTCGATGACACCGAGAAGGCGATCGATGTCTGTGCCAAGATCGTCGATGACCAGGAATGGGAGAAGGTCGTCGAAGGCGTCTACACCGGCTTCAGCGTCGGCGGCTCCTATGCCAAGCGCTGGACGGAGACGGGCGATGCCGGCGCCAAGATCAAGAAGTACACGGCCGACCCGAACGAAGTCAGCCTGGTCGACAACGCCTGCGTCCCGACCGCAACCTTCCAGTTCGCCAAGGCGGACGGGACCGTCGAGAACATCGCGTTCCAGGTCGAGAACGACGACGAGGAATGGCCGGGCTTCGCCAAGGCCGACACCGGCGAGCAGGTCGAGGAGCCCAAGGCGGAAGTGACGCCTCCGGCCGCCGCGCCTGCCCAGCAGGGTGAGCTTCCCTATAATCCGCCCAATCCTGTGGTCGCCAAGCGCGCCGAGGAATTGCAGAAGGCGGCCAACACGGGCGACTGGATGGATTTCATTCCCCAGGCCCGTGAGCAGCTGATCGAGGAACACAGCAAGCTGGGGAAAGCCGATGCAGTCGAAGAAGGTGCCGAAGCCAAAGAAGGTGAAGCTGCCGACGCAGCTCCGGGGACTGATGCTCCGAAAGCCGACGATGCTCCCGCCGGCACCGAGCCCAAGGTCGAAAAGACCACCCCTCCCGGTATCTCCCAGAAGTGGGTGACTTCCGACGGCGAGGCGTTCGAGAAGAAGGCGGATGCGGAAGCGCATGAAGCCAAGCTCGAGAAGGCCGACTCCGAACTGAGCGATGCCGACCGCCTGCGCAAGGCACTGCAGCGCGTCACCGGTGAGATCGACGAGGCCGAGGAAGCACGGGAAGAACCGACCGTGTTCTCCGACCTCGATCGTCTGCACAAGGCGTTCTGCGAGCTCGAGCTGCCGCGTGATGCGGCGACGGGCGGTCCGGCACTCGAGAAGGGCATGTATACCGTCAGCCGCTTCGCACGGATGATCGGTGACGTGGCCGAGCTGACCCGGACGATCAAGGCGGAAGGTGTGCTCGAAGGCGACGACGGCGAAGACGCCAATGTCTCCGGTGCACTGAAGGCTTCGCTGTCCGGGTTCGGCGAGAACTTCATCACCTACGCCACGCAGCAGGTCGGTGAAATCCTCAAGGGGATCGATGTCGACTGCACGCCGGTCGCCTGCTACGACTATTACTATCGGGCAGCTCAGGCCGATCCCGAGAACACGCTCGCTAAGGACGTGTGCTCGCTGATCGACGCGGCGAAGGAAGAACTGGGCGAGGACTATGATCCCTCGGAGGAGACGCTGGCGAAGCGAGCTCCTGTGGAGTCCGAGGAGGTTGTTCCCCTCGCCAAGTTCAACAAGCTCGAGAGTGACTACGACGCGCTGAAGAAGGTTGCCGAAGACGCCATCGAACAGATGGATGGTCTGGCCAAGCGCGTCAAGGTCATCGAGGATACTCCCATGCCGCGGGCTCCGCGTGGAGCCGGCGTCGAGAAGGGAGGCGATGGATCGCTCGGGAAGGGCACGCACAACGACTCGATGGAGAAGTTGGCTGTCGTTCGCGAGATGGTCGAACTCCACGGGGCCGACGGGCTCGCGACCTTGCTCATCAAGGCTGCGCAGACCAAGCCCCAGCATATGGGAGGCGGCCGCTAAGAAGCAACGAGGCTGAACCGGGGACGGGAACGCCGATTACTGCCCATGCCGGGGACGGTATGGTTTCGTCAACAACCACACTGACAAGAAAGTGAGTACGATATGAGTGTGATCCAGGAACAGGGCCTCGCTGCGGGTGCATCCCTCGACGCTCTGATGAAGGCGCTGACCGACGCGAACGTGCTGCCGGGTGATCCCCGTGATCCCCGTCTGCCGGAAGCTCTGGCCAAGTCGACCTTCTCGCAGTCCGGCTCGGCAACGACCGGTCTGACCTTCTATGACCTCGAGGCCGGTGCGAAGTTTCTCTACCCGGTCCTCACCCCGCTGCGCAACGAAATTCCGCGCGTGTCCGGCAAGGGCGGTATCCAGGCGAACTGGAAGGCCGTCACCGGGATCAACACGAGCGGCATCCGTATCGGCGTGTCCGGGGGTAACCGCGGTGCTGTCATGGCCGTGTCGACTGCCGACTATTCGGCGGCCTACAAGGGCATCGGTATCGAAGACTCGGTCGACTTCGAGGCGCAGTATGCGGGTGAAGGCTTTGCCGATATCCGTGCAATCGCCGCGAAGGTCGGACTCGAGGCGCTGATGCTCGGCGAGGAAATTCTCCTCCTCGGCGGCAACGGCACCTTGAACCTCGGCACGACCCCGACGCCTTCCGTGTCCGTCAACGGCACGGGCGGCTCGCTCGCCGCAACGCAGTATGTCAACGTCGTCGCCCTCACCCTCGAGGGCTTCATGAACTCGTCCGTTACCGCGGGCATCCCGACCAGCGTCACGCGTACCAACGCCGACGCCTCGACGGATACCTTCGGCGGCGGATCGGCTCAGAAGTCGGCGCAGGCAACCGCAACCATCTCGTCGGGCACGACGAACTCCATCACGGGCACTGTGGCCGCCGTCAAGGGCGCCGTCGCTTATGCCTGGTACTGGGGCTCGACGACCACGAACGGGGTGCTCGGTGCGATCACCACGGTCAACACGGTGACGATCACCGGGGCGGCCGCAGGTACGCAGCTGCTCACGTCGCTGCCGGCGTCCGACAACTCGACGAACAACCTCGTCTTCGACGGCCTGATGACCCAGGCCTGCAAGGCGGGCAGCAACTCGTATTACAAGTCGCTCGACGGCGCAAGCCTGACGACGGACAATGCGGGCGGCATCGTCGAGATCGACGCCGCACTCAAGGCCTTCTGGGACAACTATCGTCTCACGCCCGATACCATCTGGGTGTCGTCGCAGGAAGCCCTGAGCATCTCCCAGAAGATCCTCGCTTCGAACTCGAGCGGCGCATACCGCATCGTGGTCAACATGGAGCAGGGGATGATCGCCGGTGGTGTGATGGTCGCCACCTATCTCAACCGGTTCTCCATGTCGGGTGCGAATATCCTCAAGGTTCGGCTGCACCCGAACATGCCGGCGGGGACGATCTTCTTCACCACGTCGAAGCTGCCCTACCCGATGTCGGGTGTGGGCAACGTGTTCCAGGTGCGGACGCGCCAGGAATACTACCAGATCGAATGGCCGCTCCGCACTCGCAAGTACGAGTACGGCGTCTATGCCGACGAGGTGCTTCAGCACTACTTCCCGCCGTCGATGGGTCTCATCACCAACATCGGCTAAGCGGGGAGCGGGTCGAGGGAGGTGCGCGCCTTCCTCGGCCCAACCCTCTGCGCGCACAGAAGGAAAGAAGAACATGGCTACCAAGCAGATGCGGATGAAGGCACCGAAGGGGACCAAGTCCGCTTTCATCGAAGGACACGACTACGAGGTGCCGAAGGACGGCATCATCAAGGTCGCGGTCGCCGGCCACGTCGAGACGCTCCAGCGTCACGGCTTCGTCGAGGTCGAGGACAAGGCAACGGCCGAGCAGGTCGATGCAATGACCAAGGACGAGCTCATCGAGTTCATCGAGTCGCACGGCGAGGATGCCGACGACATGAACAAGAAGGAGCTGCGCGCCAAGGCTCACGAGTTGGTCGAAGCCAACTCCGACGGAGACTAAGACAATGACTGAGAGGCTGACCACACTCGCTGCTGTCAAGGATTGGCTTGGCATCCCGGCCGACAGTGACACGTCGGACGCAGGATTGCTGCGCGTGCTGAACGCAGCCTCTCAGTTCATTCTCGGCTACCTCAACCGGGATAGCCTGACTCCAAAGGTCTACAACGAACACTTCCGCGGGAACGGCAAGGAGTCCACGCTCCTCAGGAACTGGCCTGTTCGGTCCGTGTCCTCTGTGGGAGTAGGATCGACCAACATTCTCGCTTCCGCATCGACCAACGTCGCCATGCCGGCCAACGGCTATGTCCTCGGTGATGCGCGTCAGTCCGCACAGTCGCTCGACCTGTTCGGCTATCGTTTCTACTATCGGGTACCATGCCTTGTCGTGTATGAGGCGGGGTACGGCCAGGTCGAGACAGTAACTGTAACCACCCATGATGAAGGTGATCCCGCCGTTGAGACGGTTGATCCCTGGACGCCGGTCAACGGTCAGTGGGTATCGAACATTTCCGTCAAGGAAGGTGACACGCTCTACACTCAGATCACCACAGGTCTGCCGGCGACGGGTGAATACCTCGTCGATGAGTGGGGCACCTATACCTTCTCCGTCGCCGATAAGGACAAGGTCCTGTCGGTGGACTACGGCTTTGCACCTTGGGATATGGCTTTCGCCGTGACAGAGATCATCGGTGAGTGGTATCGTCGCAAGGAACATATCGGTGTTCTGTCCAAGACGCTCGGCGGACAGGAGACTGTGACCTTCTCCAGCCAGGACATCTCAGACGTCGCCGCGACGACGCTGCAGCAGTACCGCAACGTGGTGCCGATCTGATGGCGAAGAACGACTTCCTCGAAGTGGAGATCTTTGGAGATCGAGCACTCGTCCGCAACCTCGAACAGATGCCCGCCATTGTGCGGGTTCTCTTGGTAGAGAAGGCACGAAGCTGGATCAACGCTATTGAAGATCGAGTGCGGGACAACATCAACTCCCGGCTCGGTGAGAAGACCGGCAAGCTATCCGCTGCGCTCGACAGCAAGGTCTATGAAGAGGACGGCATGGTTCGTGCCCGTGTCTTCTTCAACGACCCGAAGGTGGAGAAGTATGCGAAGGCACTCGAGAAGGGTGCGGTGATCCCGCCTCATATCATTCGCCCACGGGAGGGCAAGATCCTCGCGTTCTACGCGGCGACCGGTGACAAGGTCTTCGCCACGCAGGTCTTCCATCCGGGTGCCGTGATTGCGGGTCGTCACTTCATGCGGGATGCCTCGCGTGTCGGTGCAGCTCAGCTGAGCCGTGACATCAAGAACACGGTGGTTCAAGGTATCCGCCGCAGCATGAGGGGCGAAGTATGATCGACGAGGAACTCATCTTCAGCAGGCTTGCCGAGCGCATGGATCGTGTCACCTGGACGCGTGATCCTGCGAAGCCGGACGCCGGTCGGTTCGTCACGAAGACCCGTCGCATCAAGCTGTTCTATGAGGTCGCCGCCGAGCTCCAGCCCTGGTGTGGGCAAGCTGAGCAGGGGACGACCGAACAGCAGACGTCGGGCATGCCCTACAAGTCCATTCTCGAGGCCACCTGGATTATCTATCAGTGTGTGGCCAAAGACCCCAACGCTAAGGCGGTCATCGAGAATAACCTTATCATCGGCGGTGTGCGCAAGGCACTCGCTCCTTTGCCATCGGACCCTGGGTTCATGGACAAGAGGAACACGCTTGATGGGCTAGTCTATCACTGCTTCATCGGGGGCCGCATCTTCAAGGACCCCGGCGACATTGATGGTCAGGGGATGATTACCATTCCTATTAAACTTCTGGTACCATAATGGAGGACATGATGATGCAGGACGACCAGAAACTCACCGGGCCCCTCGCCACGACGAAAGCTGCCGACCCGGCAGGCGACATCAAGGCGCCGGAGACGAACGCGAAGCTGGACATCAGCGATGCGATCGACAGGGGAGTCGAGGCGTGGTTCGGGAAGGTTGGTCGCAACTCTCCCTTGTCGCGCAACACGGCAGCTCTCAACCATGTGGCTGACAGCCTGCCGATGCTGAAGGAAACCCTCAATAGGGAGTTTGGGAAATGAGTCAGTATGTCTTCGGCACCGGTCAGCTGTTCGCTACCGACGCCGACGGGTTGAACCCGATGCGCTTCGGCGCGCTCCAGGACGTCTCCGTCGATTTCAGCGGTGACATCAAGGAACTTTACGGCCAGTATCAGTTCGCGCTCGACGTGGCCCGCGGGAAGACGAAGATCGAGTGGAAGGCATCGTCGGGTAACATCGACGTCTCCGCCTTCAACCGTGTCTTCTTCGACCAGACGGTCACCGAAGACAGCGAGCTGATCCAGGTGTTCAACGAGCACGGCACTGTGCCGGCGATGACGGCCTATACCGTCACTGTCGCGAACGGCGCCGACTTCTACCAGGACCTGGGTGTCTATTACGGCGACTCGGGCTTGCCGCTTGTGCAGGTCCCGTCAGGCACCCCGACCATCGGTCAGTACAAGGTCGACTACGCCACTGGCGTCTACACCTTCGCGGCTGCCGATGCGAGCAAGGCCATGCTGTTCAACTATATGTACGAGTCGGACAGCTCGGGTGGATCGCTCGAGATCACCAACCAGCTGATGGGTGCGACGCCGAAGTTCCGCCTGGTCCTGTCGCAGCTGTACGACGGCAAGTCGTTCTCGCTGATCCTGTACAAGGCCGTGTCGAACAAGCTGTCGATGCCGCTGAAGCAGGACGACTATCTCATCGGCGAGATGTCGGGCAACGCGCAGGCGGACGACGCCGGCCGCATCGGTCGTCTCACCACGACCTCTGTGGGCGGAGGCGGCGCCTAAGTCGTAACGGGCGGGGGGCTTCACGGCCTCCCGTCTTCTTCATCACTCTTGGGAGGGACAACCCAAATGGCAAAGGTTACTATCGGAGGCACCGAGTACGAGGTGCCCGAACTCAACTTCGTCGCGCTTGAGAGGGCGTGGCCTTATACCCAGCAGGCTCAGCTGTCGCGTGATCCCATGGAGGCCGTCAATGCCGGTATCCATATCATCGCGAGCGGGATCGTCGAGGGTGACAACTTCGACATGGCTGTCTTCAACATCAACCCCGAAGACCTGGCGCCGACGATTGACCGTGAGGAGCAGATCTTCCACGGCGTCGTCTACTTCCTTCGCAAGAAGTTGAAGGCGACGGAGATCGGGCCGGCACAGCTCGCTATCTTCGAAATCCTCAGGGAGGCCGGCCTGGAGGCAGAACCGGGGGAACTCCTGGAGATGACGGAGGAGGAGAAGACTTTGATGGAGACTTCAACCCCGTCATCGCAGAGCTCGTCGCCGCAGGATGCGAAGGAGGAAGCTGGAACGGCGTAAGGAAGCGCTGGTCTTTCCGCAAGTACAAGTACATGCTTGAGCACTGGGGAAAGAACGGACCTCCTGTCTACGTTGCCGCTGCCGCCTATCTGGGATTGCTCAAGACCCCGCCCAAGGTAAAGAAGGGAGGGCCGGGTAAGACAACCGTCGCTTCCCCACAGGGAGGCGGTGATCTTAACGACCTTGTGAAGATGTTCCAGGGTACAGGCGGGATGATCCACTGATGGCTGACGAAACCGACAACATTGGCATTAATGTCAACATCAACCCTAGCGGTGCGGAGACTGGAGGTCGCCGTGCCGCTAAGGCGGTAACTGACGTAGGCAAGGGCGCTGGTGATCTTCAGTCTGCGTTCCGTCGTCTGCAGCAGTCGATCGATCCGCTGTATGCGGCACAAGAGAAGTACAACAAGGCGCTGGCCGATAACCGTGCTCTCTTCCGTGAGGGGATGATCGGCGGTCAGGAGTTTGCCGCAGGCATGAAGGCCGCGAAGCAGGCGCTTGACCAGGCGCGTGCATCGATCCAGGCAAACAGTGCCGCAGGTCGTCAGGCTGCCGCGGAATTGGCCGCGCAGCGACAGAAGGAAATCGCAGATGCCAAGGCGGCCGCCATTGCTGCACGAACGGCTGCACGCGACAAGCTCAATGCTGAACGAGACGCGGCTCGACAGGCAGCCGCCGAAGTTAGGGCAGCCAAGCAGGCAGAGCAAGCCGCCATCCGAGAAGCCGCGGCCGCAGCGAAAGCAGCTGCTCGAGAAAAGGCCGCTGCAGAACGAGCTGCTACTGAAGAGGCGCTTGCAGCTGAACGAGCAGCTAAGAAAGAAGAGCAGGATGCCGCCCGAGCAGCAGCCGCAGTAGCGAAGCAGGCAGCGAAGGACAAGGCGAACGCAGAACGCGAGGCCGCAGCCGCGACACGTAACGCCGCTGAGGAAACTCGTCGTGCGGCGATTGCCGAGCGGCAGCAGGCTCAGGCGTTGGTCGAACTACGCGCGGGTCTCGATCCGCTCTTCGCTGCGCAGACCCGATACAACTCGACGATGCAGCAGGCGACTGCGCTGTTGATGCAGAACAAGCTTCAGGAGGGTGAATGGATTGCGATCCAGCGCCAGGCCAAAGCGCAGATGGACATCAACCAGCGTTCGCTCGGTCGAATGAACACCGCCTACGTTCAGCTCGGCTACCAGGCGCAGGACGTCACTGCATCGCTCGCCTCCGGGATCAACCCGCTCGTCATCCTTGCGCAGCAGGGAGGTCAGACTGCAGCCGCACTCTCGACGATGGGCGGCGTTGTGGGCAGGGTCGCTGCATTCATGGCAGGACCGTGGGGCGCAGCGATCATCGGCTTTACTCTCCTGATCGGGATGCTCGCCGAGCACAACGAGAAGGCAAAGAAGAAGACGCTCGAGCTGACGGATGCAGAAGCAGTCCGCACCGCGTCGTTGTCCGCCTTGACCGAAGCCCTCGCTGCGTTCAATAAGGAACAGGAGAAGGCCAACCAGAACGTCGATGAGTCCAATCGTCTTAGCCAGATCGCAGCACAGGGTGCTCGTGACCGCGCTCAGACGATCATGGATGACTTGTCGAAGCAGCTCGCCGCAGCACAGGCACGATTGAAGTCGCTCGAGTCCGAGCCGATGTCGACTAGCAAGGGTGGCTTCGAGGCTCAGCAGGGTACCCTGTACGCGGCACGTGCTCAGGTCGAGTACCTGACCGAGCAGTTCAAGAAGGCGCAGAAGGCATTCCGCGATGCAGAGGCTGCGATCACCGAGACTCGTATCCCGCAGATCATGCGTGAGGCGGAGGGTGCGACGAATGGTGCGACCGCTGCACAGATCGAGTTCAATAAGCAGCAGACCAATCTCTACAACATCTATCGTCAGCAGATGGCGAAGGTCAACGAGATTGCTGATGCGAAGAAGCGTTCGGTTGCAGCAGCCGCCGCCGAGAAGGCATTGCAGGACGGACTGACCGCCGCGATCAACAAGCGGACAGCGGCGGAGAAGGCCTGGAGCGACTCGCAGCGCACGAACACTCGGAACCCCGGATCGATGGTCGACCTCGGTCAGCCGGTCAAGGGTAACTACCCGGTCAGCTCGGGATATGGTTGGCGGAATATCCGTGGCGGACGTGAGTTCCACCCGGGCGTTGACATCGCTACGCCTGTGGGAACGCCCGTCTATGCAACGGGGCCCGGCGTGATCGGGAAGGCTGGTCCCACAGCGACGGGCTACGGCAATCTCATCACAATCAATCTCGGCAACGGGACCGAGGCACGTTACGGTCACCTGAGCAAGATCGTAGCGAAGCCCGGTGACACGGTTGACGCAGGTGACTTGATCGGCTACTCCGGCGGTGAGAAAGGCGCTCCCGGTGCCGGTAACTCTCAGGGTCCTCATCTTCACTACGAGCTTCGTCGCAACGGCAAGACGATTGATCCCAAGACGAAGACCGTTCCGGGTGATGCGGAGGACGCTGAGCTCAAGGGATTGGCAAAGCTTCAGGAGGCGCGCAAGCATGCCCTCGACGACTACATCGCTGGTCTCGAGGAACAGAAGGCTGCGGCTCAGGATAACTATGAAGAGCAGGTCCGCATCCAGAACGAAGAGATCAAGGCGATCGAGGCGTTCTACGGCAAGGAGTCGAAGGAGGCCGCCAACGCCCGCAAAGAACTGACGAAGATGGAGCGGGCGCATAACCTCGAGCTCCTCGCGATCCAGCGTGAGGGCATCAAGGCTCGTGCAGCTGCGGCAGAACAGGAGGTCGACGCACAGAGGCAGATCAAGGAGATCGGTCTCGCGATGGCGTCCGAGAACCTGCAGACTGCGAGCGAGCTGGGTGTCATCCCGTCGGGTCGTCGTGAGATCGAAGCACGCCGCGCGATCCTCGAGCAGCAGTATCAGCTTGAGGTCGAGTTCCAGAACCGCATGTACGAGTTGAAGCTCAAGGCATTGCAGGACGAGCTCGCAACCTATCCGCCCCGCTCGAAAGAGTGGGCAAAGACAAACGGTGACATCGAGCAGCTGCAGGCACAGCACAACCAGACGATGGCGATCCTCGCCGCGAAGAACACGCAGACGCAGAACAGCTTGAACCTCGAGGTCATCAAGGCGAGCACTGCCGGGTATCGCATGGCGGCGGACTCGATCAGCAACTCGCTGGGCACTGCGTTCCAGAATATCTGGACTCGTCAGGGCACGTTCCTGCAGGACATGGTCAACCTCGCCGATCAGTTGGTTTTCACCTTTGCAAACGCCGGCCTGAAGATGCTGAGCGATTGGGCGGTGAATGAGGCACGCAAGACCGCTATCGCTATCTTCGGTGGACGAGCTCGCAGTGGTGCGAAGCTGACTGAGGCTGCAACGGATAAGGTGATCGCTGCGGGTACTGTTGCGACCGAGGTCGGCAAGCAGGCCGTCATCACCGGTGCGACGGTCGCCGGCGTCGGGACACGAACGGCTGCAGCAGCGACAGGCGCCGCAACTCAGTCAGCGGTGTCGTCCGCTGCGGGTATTGCGGAAGTCGGTAACCAGGCGGCACAGTCCGCAGCCGGCGCATACAAGTCAACTGTGGTCATCCCGTTCATCGGCCCGATTGCTGCGCCTGCTGCAGCTGCACTTGCGTTGGCTGCGGTCATGGGCTTCACTGCATTGATCCGTTCGGCAGCCGGGGGTTACGGCAGCGTCGAGGGCGATCAGCTCATGCAGGTCCATAACAAGGAGATGATCCTGCCGGCGTATATCGCAGAGCCGTTCCGTCAGTCACTGCGTCGTCCGTCGAGTTCGGGCATGATGTCGGCTGCAGGCGCGTCGGGCGATGTTGCTCGTGCAGCTTCGGTTAACAATAGCC